AGAAACGCCTGGTGGCTTCATAATATGAACTCCTCCCCCCGATGAAGTTTGTTCTAGAACGTCAGCATCTTCCCATCTTCGATAAGCAATATTAACTTGAAACTTTAAATATGAGTCATTTTCTGAATAGGAAAGTTCTTGCGGCATAATTTCTATTGGATAACATTCTTTTAGTGTTATCCGGTGGGTTTTATTTAATTCAGGCTTTTCGTTCGTGGTCGAAATTGTAATTTCTCCAACATAATCATCATAATATCTAATATAATCATCTGACTTATTAGCTATTATAGATTGCCACTTTTCAAAAAATTTCCTTTCTACCATAGATTGGGAACAAATGAACGTCATGAAAACATCTTGATATGTGTTCAAATAGACCATTTTGCGCACAGGACCCCAAAATTTATCTTCAGAAGTAGCAATGTTACATCCTGGTAATTGAACACCTTCGCATAACATTTGGACTTTACGAATGGTATTAGAATCTGCCACCGATAATGGTGGAATAATGTCTACAGTGTACCTATTGGGACGACTAACCCCATTAATAAGATTAAATTTGAATTGATCTATCCCTGCGCTTCCTATTGCCATATCATTTAAATAGTTGAATTCCTTTGCTTTTTAATACGTCTTCTGTCCAAACCTCAAAAATCATTCCTCGTTTTTTAGCATAAATATCAGCTGCTTGCCACTTATACTGATTTTTAATAAACGTTTGACACTCTTTAATATATTTTTCACTTCTTCTATATTTAGGGGAAATAGTTTGAGATTTAGGTTTAACTTCAATTAAAAATTTTCTTCCATCTTTATATGTAAAATCAAAATCTATAAAATATCTATGGTTTTCATATTCTTTTCCATTATATATTGAATAAGGAACAATAACGGTTTCGCTTCCCCATTTTAAAATATTCAAATTTTCATCTAACCATTTCATAACACTATATTCCCAAGAAGAACGAAATATAATAGGGTGGGACCCATTGTATTTATTAGGGTTTTTTAGTTTATAAAAACCTTTATAACTTTTCTGAGACATAAAATAACAATTTTATAAAAGAATTAAATAAATAATTAAGTAGAATATATTTACTTGTAAATATTTATATCCACTATAAAGAGATATTACTAATGCCAATACTTTCTAATGCTAATACTGGTGTTCAAACTGGACCAACGATTGCCACTAATGTTCGTCCTGGAAGCGTTTCATTGTGTTTTCCGGCAGATCTAAATTCAAAGTTAGATGAATATCCTTTTTGTTTTATTAACGTTAAAGATCCTGTAGCGAAAGGTGCGGCAGTTAACTTCTATGTTGGTTTACCTATGCCAACGTCGTTAAAAGTTAATTATAAAGCTAATTGGCAAGAAGTAGAATTAGGGATAACAGAAACCGGTAAAAACCTCATATACAACGATAAAAACCTAATGAACGCTGTTGGAGAAGCTGCGGTTTGGGCTATGAGAAACGTAGCAAATGCAACTGGATTAGCCCTAAATGCACAATTTTCAAAAGAAAATCGAGTTGTTATTAATAATCATGCTGCCCTATTATTTCAAAGTATGGCATTCAGAGAATTTCAATTAGACTATATGTTTTATCCTCGAAATTCTAAGGATACACAACAACTTTTTAAAATTATATATAATCTTAAATATGCGATGCACCCTGGGTTTAGTAACGATGTCGGTTCTTCTATTCCGAGTAATCCATTTTTAGCTTTCGGTAATATATCTGATGGGTTACTGTCTCCAGCAATGTCATCTACATTTTTCAATTATCCCCAAGAGTTTGTTATTGGTTTTTTTGTTCCGAAAGCTAAAAAAATAAGAGAAGCTCCAATAAAAACAGAAAACTCGGCACTAAATTTCTCTAGTTGGTATAGTAATCTGACCAACGGAATATCGAATTTTTTTGGTCTTGGTGGCGGAATAGGGGCTGGAACAAATCCTATTAATACAAACACCCATTCTTTTTATTTTAACACCAGAAATTGCGCTTTAATTGATATGCAAGTTGAATATCACGGACATGGCGTACCATCTTATTTTGAAGATGGTGCTCCTACGGCTGTACAAATGACTTTACATTTTAAAGAAGTGGAAGTTTTAACTAAAAAAGAAATTGCTGCTGGAGCCTAATAATGGATTATTTTCGCAATTTACCTAAAGTAGAATATTCTAATAATATTGTTACGAACCTCCTAGCTAGAGCTATAATTAAAGATTATATTAAAACTGCCATAGATATAAGTGTTCCATACATTTGCGCCGATCATGAAAGGGCTGATACTATAGCTCATAATTATTATGGGGATAGTAATCTTTCTTGGATCATATTTTATGCAAACGACATATTAGATCCTATTACAGACTGGTTTAAAACAGAATATGAATTCAATCTTTATTTAAATAATAAATATCAATCCTCCGATGATACGAGACCTGGATTTCAAATAGCTAATGAACAGATACATCATTACGAAAACGAAAACGGGAGAATAGTCGATTATCATACATTTGTTAACGATGTAGCTCAAACTATAAACGCTCCGAATAATTTTCCATCAACGGGATATAAGATTAATGATATTATTATAATGGCAGATTCTAACGGAAAAGAAACTAAAATTAAAGTTATGAAAGTAGATAGTTTAGGAAACGTTGTCTTATTTATTCCGATTTTTGATGATACAATAAACGGAATATATAGAGTTGAAACTGGAGGAAAAACTCTAAAAACCAATTTCGATTATGAGATAACAATAAATGAACAAAAACGAAGCATTAAGTTAATAAATTATTATTATCATTCTATGATTGTAGAGCAATTTAAAACTCTATTTACTACTGACGGAGTTATTTAAGTGGCAACATTTGATGATATTAAAACCCCGTTTCAGAGTGTTTTTGCCGTTAATTATAACGATAAACCTCAAATTGATAATCTTCGTATTAGTTATGACTATAAAATTAAATATATTAAATTGTACCCATGGAACGGTGCAGCTCCGGTTGATTTAACCGACATAAGAATTCAAGTTAATATATTTGAAGATCTATTTACCAACTTTTTAGTTGGCGATATAAGCATTATTGACACCTGGGATCTTCCTATGTTATACCCAATTATTGGGGAAGAGGTTTTAGAAATTGCCTTTTTTCGACCTGGCACAAAAGAAAGTGAAGGAGATAAATCGAACATCGCTCCACATTTAAAAGTTGGTCAACATGTCGATCCTAACAAACCATTTAAAATGAAATTTCGTGTCATTAAAATGACACAACGTCAACCATCTTTAGAAAGACAACAACAGTATGTTTTACATTTTGTATCAAAACAATATGTTATAAATAAAACAACAAAAGTTAGACGAGCGTATAAAGATGTACTTTATAGTGATATGGTTCAAGATATTTTAAAAAAATATTTAAAGGCTAAAAAAGAATTACATTTAGAAGAAACGGAATTTAAACAACATTTTATTGTTCCAAATTATACTCCAGCTCAAGCTCTAAATGTCATAGCGTCGCGTTCAAAGCCGGCCGAACATAAAGGTTCGAGTTATGTTTTTTATGAAACCCTAAAACAATTTCATTTTGTAACATTAGAAAAACTATATGAACAACCATCAATCGAAACATTAATTTACCAATATACGAATAAATTTATTGATAATTATGATAGAAGAATCGCGGACGAAATTCGTAATGTTGAAGAATATGAATTCGATGGAAGCCCAGATGTTATTACGAATCTTGTTCAAGGAATGTATGGTTCAAGATTAATGACTTACGACTTGGTGAGAAGAAGATATTTTGAATACGATTATGATTATTTAAAAAAATTTAAAGAGACTAAACATCTAGAAGACAATGAAATTTGTACAGAAGGGTTAGATGTTTTAAATAAACCGATGGCAAGATTTGATCTGGTAGGAACCAATCGGGATCATGATATAATCCCTTGGATAGCATCAAAAGAACCTAACATTCGCCCGACTAAAATTGAGAAAACGTTACAACATCGACACTCGCAATTTCAACAAATTCAAAATATTAAAATTACCCTAACCGTTCCTGGGAGTTGCGATAGAAAAGTAGGTGATATAATTTCTTTTTTAATGCCAAATCAAATGTCGGATGTTGAAAAATTTGGTAAAAAATTTGAGCGATACGTTAGCGGAAAATACTTAATTACAGCCATACGCCACCGAATAGAATTAAATGGTTATTTTCAAGATATCGAAATAGTTAAAGATAGTTTTTGGAAACAAATTACATATATTGATCCTGTGCCAATTTATAAGGACACTTATTAATATGCGAAATGGTTGTGAACATTGTCTATGTCGGGTTTGTAAAACTACATTAGTCGTTGATGAGAATTGGTTAAAAAGCCAAGCTATCGTATATAATAATATTTGCAACTTATGTCGAAAATCTATTGCCAATATTAAACACGATGAGAAAA